TTTATGTACCCGCGTACACTTGCGATGGGGAGCCACCGGAAGACTACGACGCTTGTTATGGTATCCGCTGGAGCAACGAGCTAACACAAAGCGGCGACTGGGTCTTTATTTGCGACCCCGACTGCGTCTTTCTCGAAGACCCCCTGGGTCAACCCATTTACTTACTCAGTAACAACAACTATACCGAGGACGGACGTTTGGTCGTCACTGTGTTTGACGCTGAGACGGACGAACCCCTGCGCGAGGTCTTCTACTGTAACACCGGTAAGAAGTTGGCGCGTTACGCAATCGAACTGTGGACGGACACCGTAGCTAAGTCAGGGCCGATCTCAGCCAAGGCCTCAAAGGACTCCTCATGGTTCCAGGGTATGGCTACGGGAGACTTCGCCGTTGTCAAAGGTGGCTACCAGTTTTTATACACGGACCCGCTAAACCCCGAAGGCAAGCAACTTTTTATCGACGGGGGGGTTCTTATCGGCGTTCAACGCGAGGTGTTTATTCAAACGCCCAAAGGCCGCTTTTACTTCGTGGGCCAATCACCACAGGGGAAAGGCTGGATGCTCGAAGGAACCTTTGAGTTTGCCGAAGTCAACTCCCTGTGGAAACTTGGCTGCCTCCCCTGTACCGGGGACACCGGTCCTGTTGCACCTTGTTAGAATGAACCAGTCTAGCGACCTATGGAGATCGTACCACGCGGCGGTTGCGGCGGGTAAAACTGATTTAGCGAAACGGATCTTACGGTCCTTGCAGAATTTCAAAGGTAATCCGCCTCCTCCTCGCGGGGGTTGCGCCAAATGCAAACGGAGATTGTACTGATGTCTGAGAAGAACAACGCGAAAGACGAAATCGTAAAGCAAAAAGAATTTTTGGCCCAGGAGGCTCTGAAGGTCGCCAATGAAGCCATCGGAATGCTTCAGGACCAACTTCCCGAATGTTCCACACGCGACCTCGTACAAATCTTCTCGGCTTCTGTGAAAGCTCACCGGGAAATCACTGAGGATATCGTGGTGCTGACTGCGAAGGAGAGTCCTTCTGAGGAGTCCTTGGCGAAAGAGTATGATGGGAAGGTCGAAGAGTTGCTGAAACGCATTAGTAACTTTTAATTTACAAAGTTGGTGTAAACCTAAAATACAGGCATGAACCCGAGAATCTACGTCTACAAAATCACATTTGAAGAGACGCCCGATTGGTATTGGGGTGTGCATAAAGAACTCAGGTTTGGCGAGTTCTACGTTGGGTCCCCTGTTACCCATGCCTGGAAGTGGGAATTTTACACACCGCGAAAGCAAATTGTTCAGCTCTTTGAGTATAGTGCTGAGGGGTTTAGAGAAGCTAAAATTCTGGAAGACCGTTTAATCTTACCGGATTTGAATAACCCCCTTTGCTTAAACGAGGCGTTGGGGGGAGCTTACTCACTTGAGTCTTGCTCTCAAGGAGGTAAAAGAGCATCCGAAATCCTCCATTCTCGGAAAACAGAAGATGGAAAAAGTGTTCAAGCTGTCTCGGGTGGCAAAGCCTCGGGTAAAGTTTGGACTGAAGCTAAGATAGCAAGCAGCAAACAAACCGTTAAGATCGCTACCCAGGCGCAAAAGGACAGAAAAATACAAATATACGGGAATGATTGGGAGTACTATCGGCGTAAGGGGCGATTAACCCGGTTTGGTGTTAAAATTGACGGAGTTCGTGTACCTATCGACAGATTGTCGGAAACATTTATAGAATACCACTTGCTCTACGGCAAACAACGCGGGGGGTACTCAAGTTGAGCACGAATAGACCTATAATAAATAAAGCTCGTCAACTTGACAAATACTCTTCTTGGCGCAAGTACATTAGGGGCATTCACGAGCTGACTTTACTCGAAGCCCCCGAGAGCACTATACAGGATTACAAGTACCGGGCAGCTCGCGAATGTTTCCTGGCCTTTGCGGACATCATGAAGAAAGGTGATCTTCAAGTCGTCGCGTTCCACGAAGTGATCGCGTCGGCATTTGAGGATCTTGCCACCAGAAGGTACAAAAGATTGATTGTCTCTTGCCCTCCTCGTTCTGGTAAGTCGATGATGGCGTCGATGTTCGTGGCATGGTTGCTCGGACGTGACCAAATGACCCAACACATCATTGCTTCTTACGGGCAGACTCTCTCTGGTAAATTCCATAAAGACGCTATTAGTTACCTTAAGCACCCCGAGTTCTCAAAAATCTTCCCGGAGTGGAAAGGTTTCTCTCGCGATTCTAAGTACGACATGCTTGGTGGCGGGTATATTCTGCCAACGTCCGTTGGAGGCGTCTTAACAGGGTTTACTGCAGGTACGACCAACATAACAAGTCCAGGTGTCGGAGCCATGATTGTGGACGACCCTTTGAAAGACTCCACATCAACAGCGGCTTTAGAGGCGCTTGAGAGTTGGTGGGGGGAGGCTGCATCAACCCGACGTACAAACAACTGGTGTCAAATGGTTATCGCCACGCGGTTTCACCAACACGACTTGCACGGTGTGTTGATGGAGGCGGACGGGTTATACGACGAGGTTGAAAACCCGAACGGGTGGCGTTGGGTTAACATTGCAGGATTGATTGAAACGGCAGAGCAAGCTGCCGATGACCCGCTTGAAAGGGAAGTGGGGGAGTCGCATTGGCCGAGCAACACCGCTTTCACGGTGGATATGCTGATGGCACAAAAGAAAACGATGGGGTCGTTCGCGTTCTCCGCCCTGTACCAGGGTTCACCGGTTGCAGCAGAAGGTCAAATTATACGGGACAGCTGGATAACACGGATGCCACTGGTAGAGTGTCCCGGGTTCGACTTAACTTGGATGGCGGTGGATTGCGCGTTTTCTGAAAAAGAACTGGCTGACGAAACGGCAATTTGTGTAGCTTCGATCTCTCACCGGTTCCCGGGTAAAGTATACATTCGAGAAATTATTACCGGGCGTCTAGGTTTCCCTGATTTGATTGCCAAAGTCAAACACTTGTACGCTTTTTATGACGCCCGAGTTCTCTGCATAGAGAAAGCAGCGTCCGGCCAGTCTTTGATCCAGATGCTCAAGAAAGAGGCGAAGATACCTATTGAGGAGATGAAGCCTTTGAAGTCTAAGACCATTCGGTTGCAGGCGGTTGCACCATTGCTGGAGTTTAACCGGGTTCGTTTGGTAGAGGGTGACTGGATTGATGGATTCATCAAAGAACTCACTACTTTCCCATTCGTTAAGCATGACGACAGGACGGACGCGTTCACCTGGGCTTTAACTTACTACTCAATGAAGTTAGACACGGTTGACAAAGGTTTGCAAGACTCTATCATCCAAAATAAAAGGTTCTTTGGTGATTTAACTCGTCCCGGATTCGGCAACAGCAATGTGTTCCCAAACCTGACAAGCGGGAGATTGCGTTTATTTCCGGCAGATCACAGCTATAATGACCCAGATGGTTTTGAGTCTGCTGATGGCACTGCTGACACCCGGTCTTCGTTTGTGCGAGGTGTGCGAGCAGGTAAAAGAGGGATAAGTTGGGATACAGAGATTTAACCGGTGATGGAACCACCGTAAAAAAGTTTCTGATGTACACACATTAGAACATGGCCATTAAACCTAACCCAGATAACGTCCCCAGCATGATGCAGGAGGATTTCGGAACCAAGGTGCTAATCACCGACGTAGCCGCAGATAAACTACTCGAGAAGGCAGCAAAGGAAAGCCCAACTCAAAAGAAGTTCACGGAGTTTTGCGGTAAGCAAAACGGGTGGGATGACTACACCGAGCGTTGGCACTGAGAAGCCGGGTAAAACTAAGGGAACCTGAGCAGTCCTCCAATGTCTCAGTCTGAAATTCAAGGGGGTGGTCTAGATGTAAAGCTCATCAGCAACGAAGTATACAAAGTATCCACTGTTGTCCCACTCCCAAATCAAATGCTCTCATCCAAAGAAAAGCGCAAATCCCGTCGCGCTGAGAACGCCCAAATGTTAGAACAGTCCTACTCACGCGGAATGGACGTTCAGCCGCCCAAGTTCCTGACTTGGCGTCAAGAAGAACTCTGGAATTTACTGAAAAAGAATACCGTGACCCTTGCGCATGGTTGCGCGGGTACGGGCAAAACTTTAATTGCCCTCCACTACGGCCTTTTCGGTATTGCTCAAGGTCAATTCGACAAAGTTTATTACGTTCGTAGTGACGTTGGCGTTGAACATCAACGGGGTCGGGGTGCTCTCCCCGGCGACATGTCTGAGAAGATTGCTCCGTTGATTGCCCCGGTTTTAGATAACTTGCCCTGCATCATGCACTCTCACGGTGCCGCAGAGTACCTTCTGAATAAGAAGATTATCGAACCGGTCCTTCTCGAAGATATCCGGGGTCGCTCGCTGAACGAAGCGTTTGTAATTGTGGACGAAGCCCAAAACTTCCTTCCCTCGCAAATCAAAACCGTACTCACTCGCGTGGGCAAGGACTCAAAGATTCTGCTAATTGGCGACACGAAACAAACCGACATGGAAGTGTTTCGCCGTGAAAACGGTTTGGTTGACGCCATTCATCGTCTCCGTAACCTTGCCGAGGTCGGGGTAGTTGAGTTCGGTAAAGAAGACATCGTGCGTAACTCTGTAATCGCACATATTTTAGATAGATACGACGATTGACCCATGAAATACGGCTGGTTCGACTTCGCTACTCCAAGACCTTCGATGGACGCCCTTTTAGAGAGCATCCGTGGGGAGGGTGGCGGACCCGCGCCAGCCGTTAAACAAGGGCCCACAAGATCTGAGATTATTTCCGCACAGGCAAACGCTGTGGGCGGTGGCAGGAAGCGTTGCGTAAAAGGTAAAGCCTGCTCCGCCACTTGTATCTTTGCGGGGGACGACTGTCTTGTGGAGCTAGATCCAGAGGTAGGCCGCGCCGTTAATCAAGCTCGAGACTTTATTCGAGGTGCGATTCAACGGGGGGCGATCTCTGAGGAACAGGGGCAGGAAGTATTTGGGAAATACACCGGACTAGGCAAAACTGACCTGGATAAAGAAATCGGGGTGGAAGGTAAGAGAGGTAGCAGAGTTGTCAGCCCAGAGGTTAAAGCGATATTCCAGAAAGAAGGAATTAAAGAGAGAGCGGCGGAACTAACACGAGCTTTTACAGAGCTTGAAAGGGATTACCCCGATCCAAAAGCGCGTGATGAGGCTATTCGCAGAACGGTTGAGGGAGTGTTTGAAACGGCATACGGATCAAAAAATCGTGGTGCCTCAGTATCAATCGCAGAAGTGGAAGGTATAGCTAAGAACCAAAAGTTAATCAGTGATATGACCACGACCTACGACGGGGTGAAGTCTGGGAGGATTAAATCGGCCGAAGAAATGCGAGAGTCATTAAAGCCTGTGGTCGAAGCTTACCGCCCAAACAAAGTAACTGATGGAGAAGTAAGGTTGGCCATGGCGATGATGCCATCCGAAGCTCGGACTTACCTTTCAAAGGCTGGAACGGTGGCAGAAGGCGGTTTGTTTGGAGCGGCACCCAAAGGCGATATAATCCCTGAAAGGTACGGCCCCGTTCAAACAGCAGGTAAGGAAGACCAAACTGGCCGTGCTTTTCTCATCACACGTATCGGTTTGGAGTCCGGTTGGAAAGACGTTTATACAGGCCAAAAGGTTCAGCTCTTGGAAACTGACCTGGAGCACATGATACCGGCGTCCGTAGGGGTGCGGTGGTCTGAACAAGGTTCAAACTACTCCTTGACGAAATCCAGACTAAATATGGGTAAATCCGACGGAAGCCCGGACTATTTCAAAGTCGGCGAGCGCAACGGTTACTTTGACGTTGTGGCTTCGGGCAAGAAGTCAGGCAAGAAGGAAATGATTGAGTTCGATAACAAGGGTAATTTAACGCCCCGGGGAAGGGAGCTGCACCAAGTCCGTGAAGGTGCTTTACAAGGTAAGAAGGCGTACGAAGAAAAGATTCTGTCGAAAACCCTTGACCCTCGCCAAGCCGTCGCTGCAATCGCCGCTTCGGGCCTACCCTCAACCGACAAAACTAGCTTAATTGGTAAAGTGGTGGCCACATGGGTGGATAAAGCCCCCCGAACGGTGGCGGTCGGGATGCAATCGGCTAAACCGGGAACAGAAAGCCGGGCAATGCAACCTTGGTACTGGTACGGTAAAGACGCAACGGGGGTTAAATTTGGTGAGATGCTCGCAAATAAAGTGGCCGATTTGCAAGCGGCAGGTGACACCAGGGGCCTCATGAAACTAAGTGGTATTATGAGGAACATTCAAGACGAACTTCTAGCCATCAACGAAAGGGAGTGGAACGGAAATAGGATTCGCAGTCTCACCTTGGGACCCCAAAACCCTGGCGCCCGAGAAGCAGTTACAGACATGATTAAGTCCGCCCGCGACAAATACATCGCGGAAATTGAGGCAATCTAATGCGTAAAGACACCCGCTTCCGTAGACCGGAACGCAGCGAGATTGAGTCTCGTTTACCTTCAAAAATCCTCTCGGACCCCCAAGCTCTCGGGGTGTGGAATATGATGCTTCAGTGCGACGACCCCTCGGATGTATCTCATAAATACCGTTCTTACCGTGACAGCAAACATTGTACGGTACCTCGAGAAGATTTGAGAGCTATGCGAGACACAATGATTACGTCGATGCGTGAGGCGAACCGAGAGGACCCTCACCCTCGTAAAGAAAAACGTAAAGGAGTTCATTACAATGGTTACAATGACGGATGGCAACCCCGACGGAAAGGCGCATGACTGACCCTAAGAAACTTATTGAACAACACAAGATACCTTGCGGTCCAATGGCTGTAAGTGTTGACGGGGTTTGTCGCCGCCGTTTACGAGACCACTTTGACTCGTTGTTAGATCGCCTCACTCGAGAAACGCACCCTGAGGGCAGGGGCGAGGAGGAGGAAGATATGGACGATGAGTTTGAATTGCAGAAGGAAGCGGAAAAGAAACGCGAGGAGATTGAGCGGCAACTTGAAAATGATGGCAAATTGCTGGAGAACGACCTGAATGCCATCTTAAACCAGGAAACTCTCGAAGATAAGAAGGAGCGAATGATTGAGGAAGGGCGAATGAAGGCGGAAGTTAAGAAGGAAGTCAAAAACTACGAGGAAAAACTCATGGGAAATAGCAAAATGCTGCAGGATCCCACGGGTAAAATCAAGAAGAGATAACTAACTAACATGACAAACAGGATCGGGGGAGATTTTGGACATGAGGCGATGGAGGCGTTCAGGGCCGCCTACGCCCAGCAACTTGCTTCGCCAGACGACGATACGATCGCAAATGACAGCGGGCTGCCAACAAATACGGTAGCAAACACTTCCCCCTGGATTGAGCACACAGGAATT